CCCTCACAGATCGGCGGTGCCGGTGGCGGCACCGGCGGGTCCGGATAGTCCGATGCGAAAGGGCACATGGCCGCCGCCCTGGATTGCCATCAGCAGGTAGATCAGGACCAAGATCAGGAAGGCGGCCCAGACCACCTTTTCGACGACGGCCGGCACCGGCAGGAACTGCTTCACCGCCCAGAGCGCCACCCACACGATGGCACCCAGGATGAGCACGCCGAGGGCGAACCACAGGATGCTGATCGCGAGGCTGATCATGACACGAACTCCGTGGCTGGATAGATCACCTCGACCTCGTCGTCCGTCTCGATGCCCAGCGCGTGCATCAGGGCGTGACTGATGTCGGCGACGCGCCCGGTGTCCTCATGCGGCCCCCAGTCGGCGGGCCACGCCAGGAACTCCTTGCCGTTGGCACGGACCAGCGCCTTGGTATCCTGCGCCAGCATCGTCTTCGGGGTGACGTTGTAATCCCAGCGGCAGGCCACGTAGTACACGTGCTCGGTATCGAGCCGACGTGCGAGGCCGGTGGTGCCGGGCGGCTGCTGGTCGAGGAACAGGTACGGCGCGTCCGCATAGTCGTAGATGAAGGCCAGCCCCTCGTCCGGAGCGACGCCCGTGTCCTCCGGCCCGCCGAACCAGCTGCACTTGCCCTTCACGTGCAGTAGCGCATCGACAGGCTCTTCGGGTTCCAGCTTGTTGTGGAACTCCTCGCCGTTCACCACCAGCGTGACATCGCCGACGAGCTTGACCTGCAGATCGACCACGTGCTCGCAGCCCTCGTGCCCCTGCACCATGCTGCCGTTGACGATGATCGTTACGTCACCACGCGACGTACTGACCACATCGACCCGGTTCTCGCCGGTGAGCGGCGGCTGCTCGGTCTCGGGCGGTTCCGGCGGTTCCGGCTCCTCGACATAGGGCTCGCCGGAGATCGCCTCCGCGATCGCTTGGCAGACCGTCCCGAACCGCGAGAGGTAATGCTCGGCATCGACCGACGAATCCACGAAGCACGTCTCGATCAGGATGGCGGGCTTGCTGGTCTGATTGAGGAAGTAGAGATCGGATCGATACTTGGCTCCCCGGTTGGGCAGGTCCGTCGCGCTGGCGAGCGCAAAGGCGACATCGCCCGCGAGCTCGCTCTGCGTCACGTACAGGCACTCGCAGCCCATGGGCTTGGATGTGGTCTGGTAGGCGTTGAAGTGCACGCTCACGTCCAGATCCCGGGACTGCTGATTGTGCCAGTCGACGATCCTCTCGAGGTTCTCGTTCTGGCTGGTCGACACCGTGTCGAAGTAGGTGACGACGTGCACACCCATGTTGGTGAGATCGACGGCCACCTGCTGGACAACGCGTTCGGCTTGATCGACCTCATCGATATAGCCTGATGCGCCGCGGATGTGCTCGCCATGGCCGACTGACATCGCAATTTTCATGTTTTGCTCCTGTTGGGAATTTGGTGCACCAAGATCGGCGTCAGCACCGAGATGGCGACGGTGACGATGTCCTGCACGTTCGGTGGGAAGTTCACGCCCAGGAAGTAGTTGAGCAGGAACAGCACCGCCATCACCAGCGCGACCAGCGCCTTGTCGATCGAGGTGAACATCAGTGTCCTCCATTTTGTTGTAGTAGCTTCTGCACGGTCTCACACGTCTGCACCACCCCCACAAACTTTCCGTCCGTCGTGTTGATCAGGCAATGCACGCCGGGCCCGAAGTGATCGCTTACGCGCGGCGGGCGCACCGTCACCACCTGACTGGGATTGATGTCGATTACCTGGGTATCGGGCCCGGTCACCTGAATCAGGATGATGAGGGCGAAGAGGATCATTTTGGGAGCACCGACCTGCGCACCGGCTTCTTGATCTGCCCGCGCGTGTAGCCGGTCCAGTAATCACCGAACGTGTGCGGGATTTGCTGACGATTGGCGAGATCCATCTGGAAGCGGATGGCGTTCGCCGCCACCTTCGGCACCAGCCCACGCGCCTCGCCGAGAACCGTGAGCGTGTCCTGCACCGTCTTGCCGGCGTGCTGTCGATTGAGCGACTCGCGGCCACGCAGGACGTCCTTGGCGAGATTGGTGACATCGTGCAGCGGCGAGGTCAACAACCCGGTCTGCGGATCGTGCCCGGTGATCAGGCCGGAGATGATGTCCTTGACGTAGATGAAGCTGTTGGCCACGCCACCGAACAGGCCCATCGCCAGGTGCTCGCCCCAGCCGCGCCGGTCGTCGGTCGTCATCCCGCTCACCCACTCCTCGATCAGGGTGGGGAAGATCACATGGGTGAAGACGCTGGTGGCGATTCCTGTCGCGGTCACACGCGCCTTTTCGAACTCGCCGTCGCCGACGAAGTGATAGAAGTCGTTCATCTTGTGGGCGATCTCGATGCGCCGCTGCATCTGCGTACCCCAGAACCCGTACAGCGACGTCAGCCAGGAGTGCAGCGCGCCGCCGCCGCGCACGATGTTCGGCTGATTGGTCAGGGCCGTTGACCCGTGCGCGCGACGCACCGCGCGATCGGCTTCGAACACGCGCTGGCCTTCCGGCAGGCCTTCGGCTTCGGCCTTGCGGTAGACCGCGATCCACGTCGGCAGGGCGGAGATCATGTCGCTCAGTGCGACCGGCCTCGAGCCCCACTCGATGATGCGCTCGCGGATGCTGGACTTGCCCTCCACCAGACCGTGCGCGCCGCGGATGGTCTCCTGCCAGTGCCGCTCGCGCCGCTGCAGTTCGGGCGACTTCGACAGCGCCCATTCCCAGGTGCTCTGGCTCACCGCGCCGCTGCGGCCGAACATGTCCATGACCGCATCGCGGACGTAGTTGGACATCCCCAGCGTGCTGGTATCGGCGACCTGCCACGCGACCTTGCCGGCGACGCTGCCGGAGACCTGCGCCATTGCTTCGGCGAACGCGCGCGGCCCGGCCTCGTACATGGAGTTCACCCAGGCCGTCGGCCCGTGCTTCATCACCGTGAACGGGTTGATGCCGATGTAGGTGCCGATGACATTCTGGCGCATGAACTCCGACAGTCGCGCCGCCACGGCGGCGTCCATCGAGTGGAACCCGCGCCGCCCGGCGATGGAGGTGAGGAAGGCGTCGATCTGCCCACCTTTGCCGGCGTACTCGTGTCCGTAGCGCCGGTTGATCTGATCGCGCACGTCGGTGTCGTAGGCGAACTTGCCGACGTTCTGCAGCGCCTCGCGGAAGGCGATGTCGTGGATCACCTGCGCCAGGCGCGCGGGCACCTCGTCGAAGTTGAGACTGAGCGGCCCGACATAGCCGGTGCGCCGTTTGGTGTAGCCGTTTGCCGGGCCCATGATCAGACCGTTGTCGAAGCGGTCCATCTCCGCCGTGGTGAGCTTCTCGCCCATCTGCAGCGGATCGTAGATCAGCGGGTGGTACCAGCCCTCGCGCCGCCCGAACGGCGTGTCGATGGTGCCGATCCGGATCGACTCGGGCGCGACCCCGCGCGTGCGCCGGTAGACCGCCTCCCACAGCGGCTTGAGCTTGTCGAAGATCTCGCCCAGCGCCTTGGCCCGGTCCCAGTCCTTCTCCGTCAGGATGCCCTTCTCGGTCCATTCAAACAGTTTGGCTTTCAGCACCTCCGGGTCCGCCTTGCGCCCCTGCGTGAGCTTCTGCCAGTTCTCGGGGTTGCCGTAGTTCTGCAGGACCGCCAGCGCGTGCTTGCGCGCAAACGCCGGGAATTGGTCGGTCGGTTCCTTCTCGTTGAGCGGGTTGACGAACGGCGACTCGACCAGCCGATCCGGGTCCTCGATCTTGCCCAGCGCCTTGTAGTCCTTGGAGGTGTCGCGGCCGAGTTGGAACTCGTAATTGGCCGCCTCGACCATCGGCCGCACCATGGTCATGTTGTTGATGCCGCGCGCGTTGTCGCGGTCAAACCGGTTCCACATCGTCTCCCAGCTGGTGAGCGACGACCAGTACTGACGGATGACCCCCGGCACCTTGGTCGGGTGGCCCTTGTCGGAAAACGTCTTGAGCTGGTCGATCATCATTTTCTTGACGACCGCCTTGTCCACCGCCTTGCCCTCGAGATAGGCCTGCTTCTCCTCGCGCCCGGCGTGCGCCAGCACCTCGACCGATTGCTTGAGCCCGTTGAACTCCCACAACGTCATCGAGTCGATGTGCTTGCTGAAGTCGGGATTGAGCAGGAAATCGGCGACCGGCAGTTCGTTGCCGAGTTCGGGATGAGTGTTCTCAAACGCCTCGACGAACGCGCGCATGTCCGCAAAGCCCTTGGCGGCGATGTCGGCGTGCAGGTGCTCGATGCTGCGCCGGACAGGCTTGCCGACGCGCATGTAGATGTCGTGGATGAAGTTGAGGAACGTCTGATCCATGTTCGGCAGCGTGACCTTCGACAAGGTCTTCGCCTGGCGGTCGAACGCGGCGCGGCTCTTCTCGTACTCGTGCGCGGCCTTCGCCTGCTCCATGAGGATGTAGCGCTGCTGGGCGAGCTTGAACGCGTCGCCCCACTTCTCCTTCATCATCAGGTCTTCTATCTGAAGCCCAACACGGCGTACCCGATCAAGTATCCGACTAGACCGCAAACCACCAACAACCATACCATTGATCGCATCGTCGACCTGGGCCTTGAGCGCGTCGCGGGCGATTGGCAGTTGTTGACCGCTTTTCTCAGCAAGATGGAGAATGTCTTCATGTAGGATGTCCAATTGCGTTTTGCTGAACAGCCGGTCCTTGACGTCGCGCAGGATGTTCTCGGGAAGGAAGCCGTACTTGTCGGTCATGCGCCGCTCGGTCTCCTGATCGACCAACAAGTCGAAGAATTGCCCTGGCTTAAGCCCTTCCTCCTTGCGCTGCCTGACGAGTTCCGCCACGCGATTGACCAGTTGGTCGCCGGTCGAATAGCCGAACAGCGGCGCGAGGTCGTCGGGGTTGTACGAACCCGGATGACGAGCGGCTGCCGCAGAACCGAAATCGCGCAGGATCGCGCGCTGCTCGTCGGTCGCGCGCGAGAGGTCGAGGACGGGCGGGCGCGGCAGGCGGTCGCCGTAGAGTTCGCCGTAATCGAGGAAGTGCAGCGCCAGGATATCGGGCTTGGTCTTGAGATGCTGGGCGACCTCCTCGCGCATAACCTTGCGGTTTTCCTGCCACTCGGTGGTCTGACGCTTCGTCTCCTCGCGTTTGATCCGCGCCTCGCGCGCCCTGATGTCTTCGGCGTTACGCTCGTCGATCAACTTCATGTAGCGCTTGTAGCGGTCGACCGTCATGCCGATGGCGTTGGCCTTCTCGAAGACCTCGCGGTCCTCCATCGGCACAGTCTCCGGGATCTCCGGCTTGCCGGGGATCGGTATCGAGACCTTTTCCTGTTCGGCACCGCGCGCCCCGGTGGATCGAACGCCCTCTATCGTTTCGGCGTTGGGAAATTCCTGCCTGATCTGCGTGAACAGTTGTCTCAGTCCCTTGACCCCCAATGGTTGCCCGTCTTTGCCAGCAATGAAATCGACATCGAGCGTCTTCCCATCCTGGCTTTCGAAGAGTGTCGCGCTTCCAGCCTCATTGCCTTCTTTATCGACTATCTGGAACGCGTGATATTTGGGCCCCTCCGGCGCGGCTGGCTCGGTGGGGGTGCGAACGAGTTTTAGTTCAGGGCCCACCGGCTTCGGGTCGAGCCCATAGATCTGGCGCAGGTCCTGCAGCGGCTCGCCAGTAAGCGCTGGCTGCGGCGGTGACGGTACGTCCTGCGCCTGCTCGTCCTTGGTGAAGCTCGACTGCCGCACGCGGATATGGTCGCGCAGCTCCTTCTCCACCTCCGGATCGAACTTGGCCAGCCACTGCTTGACCGGGATGCTGATGTCGCCGCCGACCGGGATCTGCGCTGCGAGTTGTTGTTGTAGATCGGGCACCCAGTCGAGCTTGTCGGCAAACTTGGCGGCCTGTTCGGCGTTGATCTCGATCATCACGTGGTCGAGCCGCTTGGGCAGGCTCTGCTCGAAGAGCTCGGGCGAGAGCTCGCGCGTCTCCGACTTGAGCGCGGCGGCCTGGGCGTCGAGCAGGTTCTGCCGCTCGATCTGCATCTGCACGTCGTGCATCTCGTCGAGGATCGGGTGCAGCCCGCGCGGCGGCACCTCACCGGCGTCGACGTAGACCTTGGCGATCTTGGCGGCGACGGCGGCGCGCTCGATCTGCGCGGCCATCTCCGGGTGCACGCCGAAACTGGCCATGCCGGCGAGGCCGACCTGCAGCATCTGCTGGGTATCGCGCAGCAATTGCTGCTTCGTGCCGAGGTGCAGCTGCCCGACCACCGGCAGTTTGTAGGGCGTCTCGACGTCGGTCAGGCCGAGTTGGTCGACCATGTTGGAGATGTACGCGGAGGCGCCGTAGATCGCGCCGGTGAACGCCTTCTCGCCGACCTGGCCCGCGCCGATCAGCGGCGAGAGGAGTGTGATGCCGGAGCGCCACAGCGGCGTGTCGACGTAATTGTAGAGCTCCCAGAACTCGCGCGGGATGCTCTCCTTATCGAAGCCCTCCTTGAACGCCTTGCTCGCCGCCTCGCCCGCGCTCTGGTCCGCGCCGACGATATGGCCGAGGCCCTTGATCATGCCGTACTGGCCCTGCGCAATCGCGACGTCGGGATACAGCTTGGCCAGTTCCTTGTGCACGTCGTCGAGGTTCGCCCAGTCGCGCTGCGACACGCTCGGCGCCATCGGATGCGAGTTGGCGTATTCCTGCAGGTGCGGGTGCGCGGCCAGGAACGCCGACGCCGACGCCGCCATGGCCTGCTTGCGGTACTCCTGAATTTCCGGCGAGGTGACGAGGCTGGGCGCGCCCGTCGACTGCTCGAGGTCGAACGCGTCTGCCGCGTCCTCCGGCGAGGTGTCGAGACCCAGCGCGGCGGCCGATGACGCCTGCTGTCGGCGCCTGTCGAGGAAGTCGGTAATTGCTTGCGATTGGTCGGCCATCACTCACCACCCGCGCGCCGGTCACCGTGCCGCGATAACCAGACCTTCTCGTACTGCGTCCGCACCACCGCGGCCCGCTCCTCCGGGCTCATCGTCGCCCAGCGCGGATCTTGCTCGAGGTCGCGCTCGACGTCCTGATAGAACGGCTCGCTCAGATCCGCGCCAAAGATCTTGTCCAGCCCGGTCTGGCTCCAGAACCCGCTGACGACCGTCTGGCGCAGCATGTCGTTGAAGACCTCCATCATGGTCTTCTTGTCGAGCGGCGCGCCGGTGTGCTGTTGCGCGACGTCGAGCATCGTCTGCAGCCGCCCGCGAAACTCCCAGTAGGCGTCGGCATTTTGTTGCTGCGTGAGACCCAGCGTCCGCATTTGCTGGACCGCAGCGCCGTCCTGAAAGATCACGCTGATCCGAGGGTCCTCGCCTGCGCGCGCCTTCATTGCGGTCTGCGTCTGCAGCAGGTTGGCATACATGAAGTTGGGGAGCTTCTCCGCCAGCAAGTCCATGCCGGCGAACTTCACCTTGCCCTCCTGCGTGTCGAGCATGCCCTTGATCTGGTAGTAGCGCTTCCACTTGTCCTCCGTTGGCGCGTACCCGCGCGAGGCGTTGGCGATCAGATGCTTGTCGGCATCGGCACGTTCCTCATCGGTTGCCGCCAGGTAGGCCGCCTTGCTCGCCGGGTTCTGGAACAACTCGTCGCGGCTGGTGATGTACTTGCCGTCCGGCCCGGGCTGTGAGAGCGCCCCGATAAGCGTGTTGCGCCGTTCCACCGCGCGGTCCCGCGCGGCCGAACGGTCGATCGCCGTCTGGCTCTGCACCGCGCCCTGCACCGCCACCTCGAACAGCGCGTCCTTCTCCGGCGGCACCAGTGCGTTGCCCTTGGTCGTCGCCGCCGCCATCACGTCGCGCTCCGGGGCGCCCTGCGCCAGGATCGCGTTGGTCTTTGTCAGATAGCGCCCCACATCCGTGTTGTTGACATCGGTCTTGCCTTCCGCGATGGCTTCCGCGAGGCCCTTGCCGGTCAGCCAGCGCGAGGCGGCTTCGTTGAAACTGCCGTACTTCTGCATGTCGGCCACGAACGTCTTCTCGAAGACCTCGTCCTGCGCCTGCGGGTTGGCGAGGAACTGCTCGCGCGTCATCGGCGGCATGCCGGCGCGCTTGAGGTAGTCCGGCAGGAACTCCTCCATGACCTGATAGCGCCCCAGCCCCTCGCCGTGACGCGTCATCGGGCCGATGCGCGTGTAGTTGTTGCCGCTCTCGAAGCCGCCGATCGCGTCCTTGGCGCGCTGCAGGCTGACCGGCTGATTGCCCAGCACGTGATCGCGGCCGGTGCGGATGTCGCTGACGATCATGCGCGAACCGACGTTGCGGCGCTGCACGTCGGTGACATGCTTGACGGCGTCGTAATCGGCGTCGGTCAACTGATCCTTCAGCACGTCCGCCTGGTCGGACGCTTTGAACGGTTCGGTGTTCGACCAGATCTTCAGTTTGTTGGCGATGGCGCCGGACTTGGCGGCGAAGACCTCGTACTTTCCCTTGTCGTTGAGGTTGCCGCTCTCGTCGAGCCAGCCCTTCTGCTGCGCCTTGTCCATCATCGCCGCCTGGATGCCGTCGAGCGATTGCTTGAGCGCCGCCGGGTCCGTGACGTTGATCCCGGCCTGCTTCTGCAAGGTGGCGACGCGGGCGTCGGTGGCCTGGTCGGTGGCGACGCGGTGCTGGTTGCCAGCCCAGTCGGCGGCGGAGCGGAGGTTCTGGTTGTAGATCCCGCGCGTCTCCGAGTCGTAGAGTTTCTTGGTCATGTCGTTGGGAAGCGACTCGCGGATGCGCTGGCGTTCGGCCTCGAGATTGTCGGGGAACGTCTGCCATGCCTTGGTGGCGTTCATGCCCTCCTGATTCTTGAACTGCTCGTGCATCTTGCTGGCCGAGTCGGCAAAATCCGCCGACCGCATGGTGGCGGCGTTGCGATTGTCGAGTTCCTTGAACGCCATCGCGCGGTTGAAGAGCTCGTTGCTCGCCTGCTCGGTGACCTGACCAAAGCCCTTCAGCGCTTGCCCGACTTCGGCCCCGAACGCCTCCGGCCCGATGTTGGGCGTGTCGACCCTGATCCGGTCGGCGCCCTGGCCGATCGGCTGGACGGTGGGGAACGGCTGGTAGGGAACGCGGGGTGCCATCTCAGGTGACCATTGACATCTGGGCAAACTTGCTGCCGGCGCTGGTGATGCCGCCGATGATCGACGCCGTCGCGTTGATATCGCCAGCCTCCTTTGCGTATCCCGCCGCCTTCATCGCGTACTGCGACCCGGTCATGTCCCAGGTCGACTCCTGGCCAAACTGATACGCCTGCACCTCGAAGCCGTAGGCCTTCTTCGCCGCATCGCTGCGGATCAGCGCGACGTTCTCGTCGCCGACTTCCTGCTCGCTTTGCCGCACCGCGACCGTGCTGCCGCTGGCGACGTCGAGACCGCTTGCACTCTGCGTCGCCTTGGTCTCGCCGATCTGGGCGCGGACCTTCATGCCCTCTTCCTGCGCATCGACCTCACCGGCGAAGCGCGTGTAATCGGCGTTCTGCAGCGCGGTCTTCTGATTGAAGAGTGCGACACCCGCCTGATACATGTACTCCTGGGACTTGAACTGATCGGCATCCGCCTGCGCCTGCGCCTGCACCTCTGCACCCTGCGCACCGATGAAGCCGCCCGCGATCGAACCGACCGCCGACACTGCCATCATGGGAGCAGCCATTATTTCCTCCTGAAGCTCTCGGCGGTGATGGTGAACGGCACCAGCAATCCGCGATGCGACCCGTGATATTGCGCGCCCAGCCATTTCATCCAGCGCATCGCGCGTTTGTCGTCGATGTGCGTCTCGCCCTCGAGCACCTCGTAGATCTGCAGCATGCGCTCGATGACGAGCTGGGAATGGCGCACGAACACGAACTTGTTGTGATCGATGGTGTCGGTGACCAGCAACCAGATATAAGCGCGCTCCGAGAGCAGCGTCGGCGCGATCATGCCGTAGACGGCGGCGACCTCGCCCTTGATGTAGCAGACGAAACACTGCTGGCTGCGCTGCATGAAACTGTTCAGCCATTTGCGGGCGAGCGGGTCCTCGCCGTACACGCTCCGGCGCACGACGTCGCTGTAGTCGACGTGCATGCTGCGGGCGGAATAGCTCTCGACCAGGGTCATTTTGCCGTGTCCCCCACCGAGATCTCCGGGATGACGCCGAGGATGGTCGCCGGCACCGGATCGTTGATCTGGAAGCAAACCTGCCCCGGCACGTCCCACAGCGGGTCCATGATCACGCGCTCGTCGCCGGTGACGAGTTGGATCGGCGTGCCCAGCGCCTGGCCCTGGTTGAACTCCTTGATCGGCGACATGTTGTTGAAGCTCTGGCCGAAGTAGAGCCCGCGCGTCTGCGACACGCGCACCGACACCGCGGAGATCTTCTTGCGCTTGCCCTGGATGGTGTCGCGCACGTCGCCGAGGTCGAGCGGCATGGTCTTGAGTTGCGGGGTGAAGCCCAGGCCCGCCGTGACCTTGCTGGCCGGTTGCTGCAGGGTGATCGACCCGCCGCTCACCACCTGCGGCGTCACCACCACGCCGTCGGCCAGGATGCTGACGGTCTGGCCGTTGAGATAATCGAGCCCGAAGAACGTGGTGAACTGCGGCGCGATCGACCAGTTGCCGGAGGTCGCCGGCACCGGCGTGGCGTTGGGATCGTTCGGTACCGTCGCGCTGATCGGCTGGCTGAAGATCCCGGTGACCGACGACGCCGAGTTGTAGATCGTCACTTGGGCGATGCCGCCGCCCATGCGGATGATCTGCCCGACGCTCGCGGGCGAGAACACGTTGGCCGATGCGGAGAAGTTGGCGGTGCCGCTCGAGGCGGAGGCGACCAGGGTGGCGGCAGGCTGAGTGAGCGGCGACTGCGTGGCGCAATCGACGCACCACGCGTCTTCGGCCCCATAGGGCATCTGCCGCGTGTCCATGCGCTCGATGAAGGTCCAGAAGCCGCCCTGGATGAACCGCTGCACCGAAAAGTACGCGGCGTCGAGCAGGCCTTCGGTGACCGCGCACACCGACTGGAACAGCCCGAGGGTGTCGTGCCGCGCCCAGCCCTTGATGCCCTGGTCCTGCACATAGGTGAGCGACAGCGCGATGCCGTCCTCGCGCACCGCCCAGATCGTCTTGAACGGCTCCTCCGCAAACGCCCACTGCACGACGCGGTGGCCGGTGAACAAGTGATTGGAGAAGATCGAGATGTCGACGCCCGTGTAGATGTTCGCGTACACGTTATAGGTCAGGTCGCGCACGATCGAGTTCTTGTACTGCACGTACAAGACGTCTTGGTTGATCACGATCGGCGGCACATCCCCGATGCCGTTGTAGGCCTGCGGCGTCGCCACCGCGTTGATCGGCGTCACCGCCGTGGTCGAGGCGAGCCCGCCGCCAGATCCCGAGAGCTGCCACGCGCCTTGGGTCGACAGCAGGATCAACCCGCCGGGCATCGGCACCATGGCCTTGATGTAGTTGACCTGCAGGCTGACCAAGGTGCCGGTGATGGCGTCGTCGGCCTGGATCGGGTCGGAGATGTTGAAGTTGTTGTAGAGGCCCGGTTGACTGCCCCAGAACGTCTGCGGGAACTGGTTGGACCCGGCGTAGTACAGCCGCTGCTGGAAGAAGCAGCAGCACCCCGGATCGTTGCCACCCGCGAACGGGTTCTGCGAGCCCGGAGCGGCCGGAGGCACCGCGCCGGCCGGAGGCGTCTGCGAAAAATCGGGGACGAAGTTGGAATCGACCGCGACCGTGCCGGTGACGGTCTGGATGTAGCCGAACGCCGCGCCCGACGGCACTGCGGAACTGATCGAGAGCTCCGCCTTGTAGACGTTGTAGGACGCCGCGCCGCCCACCGCAGCCCATGATGCCGTGATCGTGCCGGCGGTCGAGCCGATGTCGACCGCGCCCGCGACCGTGCCCGGCGGCGACGGCAGCGATTCCTGGCCAGCGGCGTCGACGGCCGTGATCACGTAGGCGTAGTTGGCGCTGCCGGCGCTGCTGAAGGCGACGGTCGGCGCACCCGGTGCGGTGACGGTGGTGCCGAAGGTGATCGGCGTGAACGTCCAGTTGGTCGGCGAGATGAACGTCAGCAGGTAGGGCGGATATGCCGGGTGCGTGAGATACATCGTGTTGGCGATCTGCACGAACTTGAGCAGCGCCAGGTCCGCGCCCAGGTAGGGCGACGCGATCTTGTAGATACGGTTGGCCAGCCCGCCGCCGGTGTAGGCGGTGTAAGCGGAGGAGTTGACGAAATTGCCGTAAGTGTCCTTCAGGGTGACGTTGGCGCCGACGACGGCCGCGACGATGAAGAACCGGTTGGAGAGCTGCACCATGCCGCCCAGGCTGGACAGGAAGATCCAGTCGCCCACCACGAAGTTGTGGCCCGGGATGTTGGCGATGCACGGGTTCGACACCGAGATCGTGTTGATGGCAAACCCGGTCTCGAAGACCGGTGCACCGTTGGTCAACGGCCGCATGTAGCTCTGGCCGAACTCCAGCGTGTAGGGGACCAGCAGCGAGGTCTGGAAGCTGATGACGCGGACGGGGAATGTGCTGTTGAATGCCTGAACAACAAGTTTCAGCCCGGCGCGGCTGCTCGAGCCCGATCGGTAATCGACAAAGAAGTTGCGCATCGTCGCGCAGCCTTGCTTGTACTGCTCGAGATCGACGTGCGCGAACAGGTTCGGGGAAAGCTCGCCCGACGCAAATGAGGTCTGAATGACATTATGCGTTGCCATCAGTACATCGTGAGAAGGTTGCCCCAATCAAACTGGATGTTGGGGCTCCAGCTGAAGTCCGACGGGAAATCGATCCCGCGCACGCGGACCCAGTCCGGCGTGACATCGTTGATGGTCAGGCCTTCGTTGCCGTCGACCTGACGGGCGGTTGCGACGTAGGAGTTGGCCTCGCCGATCTTCATGTTGGCGAGCGCCTTGTCTCCGGTGAGTGGGATGCAGATGCGGCCGGCGAGCCCGGCGACCCAGGCCTGCACGAAGTTGTCGTCCATCACGTTCGGGTCGGTGACCCGCTTGATGTACGTCAAAATCGCGTTTTCCTGATTGGTCAGGATCACGCGCGCGTCGGAACCGGTGACCGCCGGCACGCCGCCCGGTCCGATCTGATCGATGCCGATGGCAAAGCGCACCGGAGGACCAGACCAGTATTGTGGAGCTCCGCCGGTGATCGCCGTGGTGATCGGCACCCCGGAGGCGAAGCCGGTCGTGAACTGCGGAACAATCCACAAAGCCCGTAGACAATCTGTAGGATACGCATACTCGTAGGACCACGGCGGCGGCGGCTGGCCCTTCTGCCAGGTGGTCGTGCCCTGCGTCGGGTTCTCCGGCGTGCCGGGCGCGGCGCAGATCAGCGACAACGTGTTGGTGTTCTTGCCGCAGTCCCACGGTGCCAGCCGCAGCAACTCGTCCCGGATCTCCTCGAGGAAGATCGAGCATTGCCGCGCCTCCGGCGAGTTCTCCGTCAGCGAGGCAATGGTCGTGCGCGTGCCAATCGCCGAGAGCGCTCTGTTGGCGATTGAGATCTCGTCACTCATCGACGGCCCTGGCTACCCGAGTTGCCGTGGTTGGTGCCGCCCAGCCCGGGCGAGCCGCGGCCGCCATCGGTGTGCGTCGCATACGGGCCCTGCGTGCCAGCCTTGCCGCAGTTGTGCCCGTGCAGGCCCGGCGACTTGGCGTCGTTGATGTTGCTGGGGCCCTGCGGCGGCTTGTAGCTGTTGACGTCGCGCGGCTGCGGCTTGCCGCCGTCGGTGACCCGGGCGCCTTGCGTGCGCTCCGGGCCGAACTCACCAAGAATGTCTCTAGCCATGTCGGCCTCCTCGACGGGTGTGATGGTCATCGTCGTCGGCCGCCGCCTGCGATTGCTGCGCGGCGGGCTGCGCGGCTTGCTTCTCCACCTCCTCGTTCATGCCCTCGAGTTCGCGCGCGGCGCGATCCTGCAGAGCCTTGAGCTTGGGATGGCCGCTCGCCATCGCAACGATGTTCAGCAACTGGTGTGCACGTGCCCAGAAATCGTCCATTACCGTCTCCCTTGTGATCCACGGCTGTGGATTGTTGTTGAACACTTCGGCGGTCCAAGACCGTGGCCGTCGTACAGCGTTTCGGTCTTGAACGGGATGTCGCCCGCCTCCATGACGTGATTGCCCTGCATCTCGCCCATCTGGGCGACGGCGGTGACGTTCACGCCCTTGGACGTGGGTTCGACGTGGCCACCCTTGGCGACGTCGCGTGATGCGCTACCCTGCTTCATGTTGTTTGACTCCATCGATCTTGGGGGGTGCGAGTTGACGGGTGTGGTCCCAGCGGTTCTCGGTGTCCTTCGCCATTTCGGCGCGGACCTTGGCGAACGTGCCGCCCTCTTGGTGGCTTTCCTGCAGGAGCTGCCGGTAACGGTCGTCGCAGCGTTCCATCTCGCGCAAAATCCACACGGGAATTGCGAGGCCGCGCGACTCGTACATGATCGACACGTCATGTACGTCGTGCATGTACATGATGAACCGGCGCATCTTCTCCGGCACCTCGCTCTCCGCCTCCACCATGTAGGACACGACCTTGCTCATGAGCTGGCGGATGGTCGCGAGCTCGCGCCGCTGCTCCGCCAACGACTTGAGGACCTGTTCCTCGTACTCGGTCACTTTGTTTGTTCCTCCGTCTTTTTCTTTTTCTTGCGCAGGATGCCGGTTTTGGCGTCAGCCTGATTGAACTCCTGCGCCACTGCTGGCGGTATCCCCGACCCCTTGATCGTCCCGTGGGCCACTCCCGCCATTAGCTTGGCCTGTGGAACCGACGTGCTGGCCATGTTGCTGCTCCTGCATCATGATTTGCATGCTCAGATCGTTCATCAGCGGCGCCACGATCTCGTAGGGAAGCTTTGCCAGCGCCGCGATCAGCACATTGAGTTGCGGTTTGGAAACCTGAATGTTGTAGATCAGGCCGCCGTTGTGAGAGATGTCCATGCCGCGCCACCGTTCTGATTGATGTAGGCTCGATTGTTGGTCGTGGTGCCGTCGGTGCGCAGGTAAAGCGACCCCTGCGCCGCGTTGAACGCCGGTGCACCGCTGCCGAAGAAAACGCCGAAGCTCGCCGTCGCCGAGAGCAATAACCCGGCGCTCTGCGCGCCGCCGGCCGGAACCGCCACGCCCGTCGACAGCGCCGCCTGTCCCGCGAGCTCCAGCGGGAAGTTGGGCGCCCGGCCGAAACCGATGCCGAGGCCGACAAGCGTGGTCGCGTTGGTGTTGAGCGACGGGTTGTTGGTGACGACGCCGCCCGCGTACTGATGCGGGATCAGCCGCAGCGCCTCGTAGTAGGTGTAGGTGAGCGGGAACGTCGACGGGAAGTTACCGGAGTTGCCGGAATCGCCGGAGCTCTGCAGCGTGAAGAACGACAGGTTGCGCGCGGGCTGGCCGGTCGCCGGGAAAAATGGATCTGAATTGTTGGGCGAGTTGGCACTCAGGAACATGTCCGCGACGCCAAACCCGGCAATCGGATACTGGTAGTTGATCGTGCCCGTCAGCCGGTTGATGGCGAACGGCGCCACCGAGATGGCAAACGGGCTCGCGCCCGATGGCTGGAACGGTCCAAGCTGCGGCGTGGCGCCCAGGTTCCAGAACTCGAATTTGAGGAGGTTGCGGTCCTCGTTGGTGCGGAAGGACCCGTAGTCGATGCGGTCGACGGTGAACGTGTAGCCGTTCGCCGGGATCGGGCTGAAGTTGGCGCCGATCAGGTTGCCGGCGTTGTCGTAAACGTTGCCGGTGATGGTGACGGTCTTGGTCGACGCGTTGTAGGAGCCGATCTGGGCAACTTGAGTCTTGCCGCCGCCAGTGATGTTGATGCACGACGACAACAACGTCAGGTCGTTGTTACAGCAGCCAGACCCGGTGACGTAGTTGGTCGGGTTGGCGGAGAGCACCGCCGTCAAGCCAGTGCCGCTGGCAATCGTGCCGGAATAGGTGTTGCGCGCGTTGCTGGCGAAGGACTGGTACTGGCCAATCGTGCTGCTCGCGACAATCCCGCCCGCCGTGTTGGTGAACGTGTAGATGCCGGTGACGGTCTGATTGCCGGGCGGCAGCGCGACCGCGCCGGTGCCGGGCACCGCCACGAGGTTGCCGAGGGAGTCGAAGCCGAGGAGCTGGTTGGCGCGCGCCGCCACCGCCGGGATGGTGTAGTTGAGCCCGGCCGGGTCGGTCACCGGCGCGAGCAGCGCCTGTAGGCTGGTCGCCGCGACTTGCTGCTCCAGCATGGTGAGGTAGTCCAGCGCCTGCTCGATCACCTGTTGCCACAGGGTGCCCTGGTTCTGCAGCGAGGTGTTCTGTTGCGACGGCAGCACGCGCTGGATCACGAGGCTGGAGCCCAACGGGATCGGCGTGCCCAGCGGATTGTAGATGACCGTGCCGCCCACGGCCGTCGGGTTGGGCGAGATCGGCGCATTGATGCTCAGTTGGTAGTTCGACGGGCCGGAGCCGAAGGCGATGATCTGGCTAGGCCCGCTCGCCGGCACGAACGTCACCACAAGATCGTTCGCCGCCTGCGCCAACGTCGCGCCGGCCGGGAACGCAAAGCCGAACGGGAACGACGTCGTGGCGCCGTTGCCCTGATAGCTGATCTTGTTGCTGGTGGTCGCGACGGTCACTGCAGGTTCCCCTTGGCGAGCTCAGTCACGATGTGGATGCTGCGTTTCATCAAATCTTCGTACTTGAGCCACTGGCGGCCGACGGCCATGCCCTTGTTGTCGCCCTCCGCCATGCAGAGGTGCGCCAGCATCGCCGCCGATTCCTGCGCCTTGCGCATGTGCTCGATCAGCTTGGCAAACTCCTCGCCCTTGGTTGGCAGGCTCATTGGACGACACCTCGCGGGATGTGCAGGACCCCGGTGCAATTCGCCGAACAGACGGCGCCCGCGCCGTTGAGACCCGTGCCGCCCGGTGCCGCCGACACGGTGAAGGTGGTCGGGCCGCCGCCAGAGGGATTGATCGCGGCGACGTAGTAGGTCGTGCCGGCGACGATGGCCGTGGGTAGCGTCCCAGACCCGGCCGCAAAGCTGATCGGCGTGTTTGGTGCCGGCAGCGCCAGCGGGAACGTCACCACGGCGGGATTGGCGGATGAGATCGAGACGCCAATGGATGACGTGAGCGCCGGCAGGCAGGTATTGGCCGAGCCTGGGAAGTTGGTGATGCCGTTGGTCTGCAGCACGCCGAACGCATCGACGGTGCATTGCTGGCCGGAGCTCGCGCTGCCCGCGCCCGCGCCCAGGACGACGGTGGGTGCCTGTACGCCACCGGGCCCGGTCAGATTGAGTTGGCCGCCGAAGTTCTGAATGAACTGCCCGGGCGACGTCATAGTCAGCGCGGCCGGGATCACAATCGGCACATTGGAGATGCCGAGGTGGCCGCCCTGATTGTGCTGCAGCACGGTGCCCCAGCCGGTGCCCGCGTCGACCACGAGGCTCGACAGATACCCGGCACAGTTGGCGGCGCAGGCCGCGCCCGCGCCGTTGAGATTGGACCCGGCGCACGTGCTGGAGGTCTGCAGGTTGAAGGTCGTGCCGCTGACGTTGCAGGCGTAGTAGGTGGTGCCCGCCGTCACTGCCCCCGGCAAGGTGCCGGACCCGGGCCCGAACACGACAGGTTGGTTGTTGGCAAAGGCGCTGCCCGGCCACGTCACCACGGCGGGGTTGGCAGCGCTGATCGACACTTGGCTGGATGACCCGGCCTGGGTCATGTTCATGGCGCCGTTCCAGCCGATCTGGATGCCGATGCAGAACGTGCCGCAGCCGAGCATTTCGACGTCGTTGACGTCCATGGTGCCGTTCTGATCGACGGCCATCGCGACGCCCTGCGCCATTGGGTGCAGGCTGACGCCGTTGACGGCGAGAATGCATCCGTCGCGCGCCTGCACCGTGTAGGTGCCGGAGACCGGCGCAATGATGTAGTTGGCCTTCAACCCGATCTTGCCGGTGATGGTCACTTCGGTCGTGCCGGCCCCGGAGCCGAGACAGATGACGCCTTGGAAGCCGGATTCGTTGTACGTCCCGGGCGCGAGGTTGATGGTCGGATTGCCGCCCCGGGTGTCGAACTCCTTCTGGATGTTCGACATGTTCTGACTGATGGTCAGACACGGGGTCGAGGGCTGCAGGCAATCGTTGGCGTCGGACCCGGCCGGATCGGAATAGAGCTGCAGGGCGGCGGAGGAGATTTTCCAGCGCGTATCGGTGCACGACTGTCCGGCGTTGTTGCTGGTCAACCATGCGCTGCCGTTGTTGTTGGTCAACACAATCGTCTTGCCGGGCCAGAGCTTGCAGGTCGGGAACCCGGCAATCGAGATCAGTTTGGCGTTCCAACTGCCGTTGATGATGTCGCCGTTGTAGATCGTGGTCGCGCACGGGTAGGGATAGTTGATGACGTTCTGGACGGTGAACGTGTAGAAGCCGCCGGTGAGGACGATGCGCGCCTTGCCGCAGTCGGTCGTTTGCAGCGGCGTCGCGCCGTTGGTGTAGCTGGTGACGTTCTGGGTGAACACGCCGGCCGGGATCGTGCCCACGGCGCGGTCGACATACGCCGTCGAGGCCGCCGCATTCGAGTTGTCGTTTGCTGGCCGCGTCGGAACGATGCAATTCGGGTTGGTCGGCCCGCAACCCTGTGCTGCCGCGACCGTGGCGACCAACGAGAACAGCAGCGCGAGGAGCCAGCGCTTCATACGTTGCTCTCCGAGATGGACAGGGCATTGGACGCGCCGACGGCGGCGAACGCGCCCCAGGCCGTTTGGCACTCGCCCGCGAAGGTCAGATAGCCGCCGGGGAGAAGCTGATAGGACCCCCCGAGCGAGGCCAAGGCCGGAGTGTTGGCGGCGCCGGTCGCCGTGACGGCCGGGTAGACGTAGAGCGTCTGCGTGCCGGGGTTATGAAACATGATCGACACGCGCGCCGGGTTGGCGGCGATCACGAGGGCGCCGCCGGTGGCGACATTGTTGACGGGCGTGGTCTTGCCGCCGGAGGTGGGCCCGACGGACTGCGGCGAACCGATACCGGCGATGAGCATTAGGTCCTCCGGGGTGCGAGCTCCGGCGGCTTCTTGTTGGTGTTGAGCAGCGCGCCGACGAGCTCCGCGTTCTGTTTCATCAGTTCGGTGACTTGGTTCTGCAGGGCGGTGAACTGCTCCTGCGAGACGCCGTTGAGCGGCTGCGAGTAGACCGGCATGCCGCCCTGCATTGCCTTCTCCAGCTTCTCGGCAAGGCCGTTGAGCACCGCGTCGGTGCCGCCGCCGAGCTGGAACTCGCCCATCTTGCTCCATGTCGGCATGAAGGTGTCGGAGATCGCCTGCGCCTCCGCGTCGAGCGGCATCATGTCGGGCGTCGGATCGCCAACGATCTCAAACTCGAATTTGTTGAGCGGCTTTGCGTTCTTGACGACGACGCGGCCGGCGTCGAGGTAGCGCGGCACGACAAAGCGCGTGCGCACCTCCTCCTGCGTGTCGCGGTCGGTTTCCTTGTATTCCCACTCCGCCGGATTGACGGTGTGGATGTAGTGGGCGGTCGAGAGTTGCCAGCGTGCCATGTTGTTGTTGCTCCTACGGTGGTCCGCTTGTGAGCGCCTGCATGCCGACGGCCGTACCTTGATAGTTGTTCCACCACGCGAAGCGCTTGACGTACTGATTGACGGGTTGTTGGAAGTGGATATGGCGCCCGAGCCCGAGCGAGGCGACCGGGTTTAATCCGGTCTGCGTCACCTGTGGGCCCGCTGACCCGTCGATATAGAATGTTGATATTCCTGATGCTGGCATGCCGCAGCCGATTTTATGGTTAGCATTAAGAGTAATTGTTTGGTTGGCGGTCCCCTGGAACCCATTCGCAAAACAACTGATATTGTAGGCACCGCCTGCCGCCGCCGAGGCGATGGCATTTGTCGTGCTGTCAACCGCCGTGCTGGCATCGATTGGCGCCGAAAACGAGTTGAACGGGAAATTTGTTGCTCCAAAAACAAGGCCATTCCAATAGAGCGTGATTGCCGTATTGCCCCAGCCCGAAACAGCAATAAATGGGTCCTCTTCATTGCGGGTGACCGTCGCGTTAGTGGTGCGGATCGGACTTGTTGCAAATGTCGTTGTCTGCGGTGCGGTCGATGGAAGCGGCGTGCTGATGTTCGGAGAGCCCGTGCATCCGGTGCCAGTCAATCCGGCACCAGCCGATGGAAAGACGGAGTAGTTGCCAGCGTTCGCCGTCGTCAACGACGTGATCACTCCACCCGTCGCCACGCCGGTCATCGTGGCCGCCGAGCCGAAGGTACCGCCCGTCACCGTATAGGTGCCGCTCACGCACCCGCTGGTGCCATTGTTGCCGATAGGCTGGGAACCGGACGCAAAGGCGGCGTTGTTGTTGTCCTTCTCAAACTGCGGCCAGCCGATGCGCAGCGTAAAATCAACCACCGCGTTGGTGTTGTACTGCCACTGCAGGCCATGCAGGAACGTGGTGCAGCCCGCCCCCGTGATGGTGTGCGGATTGAGCCAGCGCTGTGTTCCCAACGGCGCGTTGGTTGGTGTGATCGCAAGACTGGTCGTATTGCCGCAGCCCGCGCCCTGCTCCTGCACGATGTGCTGTATCCCAGTGAGCGTGCCGAGCGACCCAGCGACCAGCCGGATAAACACCGAGCCGTTGTAAGTCAGGCCCTGCGCCGCAGCCGAAATGCTTGCGGCGTCAAACGAGAAGAAGGAATTGTTGATCACACCATTGGAGACACCGGCAATATGAATCTCGATTTCATCGATGCCGTTTTCGGTGCCAACCGAATTGATTGCGATCCCGAGGTCGCCAGTGGCCATAGTGGTGGCGAACCAAAACGTGGGGATGTTGGACTGGCCACTGCTCTGCGCGGTGTAGCTCGCGCCCGTCGCGGTGTCGGTCGTGCTGACCGTCGTCAGATAACTGAAATGCTGGCCATCAGGAACGGCGGTAACCGGGCCACACAGATTGTAGGTCGAGACCGACGCGCCGGTGACACAAACAAGATCGTTGACCGACAGCCCGTTGGTCCCGCTGTTGACCACATTGGCCGTAGCCGATGCGCTGCGCGACAGGCTGGTGATGGGCTGCGGCGTGCGGGTGGTGCTGACCACCGCGCCCTGCATCGAGTTGTTGCGGATGAGGTTCTGGCGGCTTTCCTCCGTCAGGCATCCGGCGCTGCTGGCGCGATAGACGTTGTCGTTGACCAGGGAATAGTTGAACGCCACGTCGTTCATGGTCGACTGATTGGCGGTCGGCGTCGTCGTGCGGTTGGTGGTCACCGTCGCCGGAATGGCGGTGATCGCGCCGGAGTTGTTGACGGTCCCGGCAAGACAGTTCACATCGACCGTCGCGGCGACGCCGTCGACGGTGATGACGCCGCTGCCGCCGCCCATGCCGATGACGCCGTTGCCAATGATCTGCCCGTGCGCCGGCGGCGCCAGCGCGAGCAGAGCAGCAACAAGCAATCGTCTAAAACTGACCATAAACAACCGTGACGTTGGTGGTGGTGGTGCCGATGGTCACGCACAGGTCATAGGGCGTGGTCGGGTTGAACAGTTGCGGCACCGCGTAGGTGGCGTTGCCGTTGAGCATGCCGGTCGGCT